GGATCGACACGCTCTTCGCAGTGGATGTCCGAGAGCAGCACGACCATCGTCGCTGCGTGCTTCGGGCCTTTGGCAGACTTGGGCAATAACTGCTTCGCCGCCTCAATGCCGTGCAGCTGCACCAGAGCGTCGCCCCGCTCTCTCTCGCGGTCAATCTGGGCGAGGGCCGCTTTGTACCTATTTCGGTACACTGCCAACTCTGACCGTAGCCGTGCGAGTTCAGCGTCAGCAGCCAGCTGCTGCGAGTGGCTTACGTCCTCGGCTACTGCGTCCTTCAGACTTCGTCGAGCCATGCGATGACTCCTTGTTCGCCAACGTCGGAGATTCCACGCGAACGCATGTTTGCGGCGATTGCCCGTGCAAGTGTCTTTCTGCGGCTGCCGAGTTCGCCGGCCTGCCACGCCGCTTTGATTGCAGCAAGCTCGGCTTGGTGCTCGGCTGCCACCTTCTCGTACCAGCGTTTGCTGCCGTGGCGGACACTCGCCATCGCTTCACGAACGTCGTCGAGCAGGCCGCCGCTTCGGCTTTTCGTCTTCACGCTGTGCCTCCTTGCCCTCTAGGTGAATCCAGCCGTCGTCATCGGGAATGCCGCCACCCGAGTGCTCCTCGTCGTCGTCCAAGTCGGGCGGCAGTATCACCGCCTCTGGCTTCGCTGGTGGCTTGGTGCGTCCCATGCCTTGAGGATGGCAGGACTGTCAAGCGTTAGGCGACAGTCACGGAGCACACTGACGGCGTGCCACCACCACCGCCTCCACCTCCACCGCTGTCTTCTGCCGGCGGCAGGGTTAGATAGCCTTGAGCGAGTACAGCGGGATTCGTCACGCCACTCGAGTCTGGCTCGCCCTCGTTAAACAGCGTGATGAGGTACTTCGACGGGTTTGCTGCGTTGTTGTACGACTTTGATTGAGCGCCAAACGGCAAGGCAAACACGGCATTCATGCCATCCGGTGACACTGGAATCAACTGCGGAGGCATCGGCGAGAGATACAGGTCGTTCACAATCCCCTGCCCTGGCATTAGCCGAGGCACAAGCGTCTCTGAACGCACCGTCTGATTGACGTCATAAAGAACTAGAGTCTTGCTGACGCCACTGTCGTACAGCTTCTGATTCGGATACTCTTGGAACTGGACTGCCGCCGAGTAGACAGGCACAGCCGTCACGTACGGACTCTTGAGCGACGCAGAGCCGTCACACAGTTTTGCCGTGACTGTGACGTACTTGAACTCGGTCAGCGTGATGTTAAGAGAGTACGACATGCCGGCTAGTGTGGCAGGCTCCCAGAAGGCTAGGGAGCGGGTGTGACGTTAGGCTGCTCTCTACTGCCAAGCCGCCGTGATCTTGCTGATTTGCACGTTGGCTTCACCGGGGTGATCCGTGAAGGCCACGTTCGAGCCTGTTTGTGAAAACCTGTATGCCTCATCCTCGAGGGCAACGCTTCTCAAGCGGTTGTGCGTCTTGGTTGTGAACGAGGCGACGTGAGCGCCCCACACAGTGAAAAAGCAGTTGATCGACGCCACCCTAAAAGACGGCGTAAAGGTCGCAAGGTTTTGGCCGTTGAAGTTTCCAAATGACCCGCTGCCCTCGACGTTAGTCACACCGACGCCCGTTTCGAAAAACTCATCTTTCGTTGTTGTCCGAGTGTTGCCGACCTTCCACACGTCGCAGCTGCGTGTCGTTTCTGTGTTTGCCCAGATGTTTGCAATAAACATTTCCAGCCCTGCCTTCACTGCCGAGCCATCTGGAACCGTAGAACCATCGCCGTAAGTGACGAATGGTTTTGCTCTGTCAGTAAACCGCAGCCGCTGATCTACCGTGCTGGTTGGGTACGACACTCCAGCCGGGCCGCCAGAAAGGCCAGTTCGCCCGTATCGGTCAAAGTAACCGATACCCTCGCAGGAGCTGATCTTGGTCGTAACGGTTCCACTGACAAACCGAGCCGAGTCGCACAGTAGGTTGAAGGCGGCTATCTGCCGGCCAAAGAACGCCGACTTGTCGTTGTTCCAGCGACTTGCATACCCAGGCGGCAGTCCTCTTTCTGCCGCCGGCCGAGATGGGTCTTTGCTCAACTCCCATCTCTCGCGCGAATCCATCTGCACCCAAGGTGATTCTTGCCAATAAGAAAACGTGTCAAGGGCAAAAGACATTCGATATGTCTTCTGCTCTCCTCTTGGGCTGCTGACTGAAACGGTTCGCGAACCTGCGCTTGTGCTGCGTGCGTGCCATTCCCCGACGCACGCATTGCCGTCCTTGTCTTTTTGCTCAAATGTCAGATCAATATTTCCAAAGTCACCGAGCGCGCCACCGTCTCGGGAGATGCCTGTCGGACCAACGGTCAGTGACGTTGCTCGGCTATCGCTGAATTGGGGCCTAAAATCCGGTATCTCGCCGGTACGTACGTTTTCCTTGGTTGCGTCCTGTCCGTCAGTGTTCTCCGTAGCTAAAAACTTCATCCAGTTCACAAGCGACAAGCAGTCGGAGCGGACGCCAATGTCACCGTCGTCAGCTTGTGGGGGACTTCTTGTCGCACCAGTCAGCGTGATTTTCAGCTTTGCGGATTGCAACGCCTGCTGCGGAGTCGAGCCTATAGGCAACGCGATGTCGGTCTGCGGCTGAAAGGCAGGCCACACGCCTCGGTAGATTGACTCGCCAGCGGCGGCCTGCGTTATTGGCTGCTGGTATGTCCACAGATCGGCGTATTGCTGATGCGAAGCCATCTCTGCGGCAGTCCGCGGAGCAGACACCGCTGTGATGTCGGAGATATCCCTGCCGTCAACTGGACTTACCGGATGGACGCCAGCCGTCCCAGTTGCTTGGGCGTATGCACCTGCCGCAGTCATATACGGCATGTTCACGGTCTGCGAGTTCGATACGCTTGAAACGCGAAAGCGAGAAGGTGCTTTCTGGATGAAATCAATTTGCTGCCGATGGTCAACGCCGGCAGGCGCATCGTTATTGAATATGATTGGCGTGAAGGCGTACAGAACTGGTGGACTTGAAGTGCCTGCTGCTATTGTTGCGTATGCGCTTCTTGAATGAACGCCAAGCGTCAATTGAAATGAGTCGCCGCCTAGCCTCTGATGCCATCGCATGTAGGTCGTCTGCGACGGGTTGTAGTTGCCTTCCTCAATGCGGCCAAATTCGAACTTGTAGAGCGGCACCGAGTAGGTGTAGCCGTGGAGCGGCGAATACCCCCAATTTCCACGGCGAGAGGCGACTGCCTCCATCATGTCGCCCGCAAAAAACGACCTATGACTTGATGCGTCGTACATGACGTCCGCATCTTGGTATGAGATTGCATCAAGGTCTGAGAACAGCAGCGTTCGACGCGAAGTCCACGTTTCGTTCTCAACAGCAACTTGTCCGAAGTTGTTTGCTGCTCCTCTTGAATTTGGCCTTGCAGGGAAAGCAACTGTTAAAAGCGTTGTTGTGAGGCGAATAAAAAAGCCGTCGCTCTCCTGTGTCGGATTTGCGGAGTCGTGCGTGAACGCCTTCACGGTCACAACTCCAGCCGCCATTGTGTTTCCGTAGTACCCGCCGAGCGTCAGCGGCGTCGTGCTGAAAAACGCCTTGGCCGTAAATTGGGTTGGCGTTTGGTTGCATGGCTTTGGAATGGACACGTTATTCCAAATGGCAGACGTGAATCGCACGTCTGCCTCGGAAGGCGAGCCTGCCACTCCAATTTGTCCGTTGACGAACGCCTTGTCCGAGTTGTTGTATTCAGTCCACGGCAACCCATTCACCGAGTTGAGCGGATTCGATACACGACGGAATGCCGCAATGTAGATGTACGATTCGCAACTCATAGGATCACGGTCGCCCAGCAGATCGGCGCATTCTCTGGCGTCACCGTAGACGAGGGGGCGGCAACGTCATACGAGATCACCCGAACGCTTCCGTCACACGCGCACGGCGAACTGTCCAGTATTCCCGTGTATCGCCCAGTGTCGTTGTTCTCGTTGCCTTTCTTAAACGGAGGAACTGCGAAGTAGTGAGAGCCGCTGAACCTTCGCACCCTAACAACAGCCAGACCGCGAATAACGCAGCGGATAACGCTTGAGCTCAAAACGTCAAGCGCGCCAGACCCGTCGATCGTCACCCCAATAGGCCACGGCGATCCCGCGTTATCTAAAGAAGCAACGAAGCCCGACAGGTATTCAACGGCAAAGCCACCGCCGTAAGGTGGAGCAAGTGATCCAGATGCGTTTTGGGTTCCCAGCCTTGTCGCTGGTGCGGAACCCGTGATGTAGACCGCTGTGCCTGGCGAGCACTGGCCCGATACTCGCACAGCAGCAACAAGCCGAGAGCTGTCGTACTGCCCGGCACCAGCCGTCACGCCCGTCTTGGCACCAAGCACCAAGTCAGCAGCGTCCTGCGCCCGGTTCCACGCCCGTGCCGAGATGGCACCACGCAGCGGCTGGCCCGGCTCAAGACGTCCGTCTGGGCGTGGCATTAGGTGGTTCCTATGCCGAGACCAGAGAAGTCGCCGTCCATGTAGACCTTATCCACATAGACTGCCTTGGGCTTCTTGACGAGGTCGGTGCCAGAGATTGAGTCTTCGTATCGCACCCACAGATACTCGTGCCCCTTTTTGTCGATTCCCGAGATGTTGCCGATTGTTTTGTTGGTCACGTTCTGCGATGCCGCAAAGCGATACGTCAGTGACCACGGGCCTCGGCCTTTCTGGTCGTCCCATTCTTGATTGCCAGAGCAGCCGAGGAATAGGACTTCGCCAGCCGCAAAGCCACGAAACGAAGCGTTGTTCACAGTCCCGGTAATGCCTGCCAATCCCCGTATGTATGCGCTCGTGATGTACGCATTGGGCACGTCGTACTGCTCTTGCCATTGCAGTTGAGGCGACACGATATCGACGCCGTTGACTCCGTTGGAATCAACCCCGATTGCACCGTCCATCATTGGGGCACTAGGAGGAAATCGCCGCTCGGGGCTTGCGGTAGTTACGGCGTTTCCACTGATGCCAACGATGCTTCCTTGAGCCGCCTGCGTGATGTGCTGTGTGCCGCCGGTCGTATCAAACGACCTCGAGCGTTTCAGCGGGTCAGTGCCGTCCTCGGCACCATCCTTTGAGTAGTTGATGGTCAGCTGCCAAGCGTTGTCGCCAAGGAAACTGACGCTGTACTGCTCTGCAAGCAACTGCATGCCGACGGCACCGGGGTACTGCCAGTATCTACCGTTTGCGCTGATCTCTGCGTTGATGGCAGCGTGCAGCACCGTATCGTCGGCAGTGCCGAAAATCTTGTAGCTCTTCACATACGACGACGTCGCCTTCTTGCCCTTGCGGACAATGGTCGCCTGGCGTGAGTCGCCGTCTTCTACCCATACAAGGCTCATGCCGCCACCGCCCCTTCTTCGCCAAAGTCGTCGGTGTTCTTCTTGATGCCCTTGAGGACGTCAAGCTGCTGTTGGGCCAGCGACGATCCAAAGCCCATGCCACCAAGGTTGACGCTTGAGAAAGTGCCAGCAACTTCCGCTTGCTTGCCGGCGGCTTCCATCGTCGCCATGCGAATTTGTTCTTGGTCTGGCGTCTGCACTGCCACCGGAGTTTGCACCACTCCCGACGTAGCAGTTGGAGTCAGCTTCTCAGCAGCCAGGTCAACAGACTCGCCGTATTTCTTTTCCTGCGAAGCCGTCAGCATCCCAGAGCTCTTTAGCGCAAAGAACTCGTCGGCGATTGTTCGCAGTTCGTCAAGACTCTGTGCGCCGCCAACGGACTGAATCAGTTCATCTGCCTGCGATGTCAAAATGCGACGGTCGCGGGCCTTGGACGTGAGGGACGACAGGCGTGACTGCGACGCCGTCGCTGCTGTGCGTGTTGCGCCAGCAAACGCTGTCGATTCTGCCGTCCTTGCGCCTGTCGTTTGCCTTCCTTGTGCTTCCATAGCAATCACGGCACGGTCTGTCTCGGTCTGTACCGCAGCGATTTGCTCGTTGCTGTACGGAAGCCACCACATGGCCGTCTGCTTCATCTGGCTAAAAGCGTGCTCCCACGCCACTGCAATGCCAGTACCAAGGTCCGTGAATCCATTCTGGAATTGCGCCGACCAACTTGTGAATTCAATCTGAAGGTCAGCCGTACCGCGAAGCCACGCCGCCTTAATTCCTTCCATTGCGATGTCCATCGCACCGCCAAGGTCGCCGCCAGAGATGGCGTCATAGATGCCTGTCATCGTCTCAGAAGCGATTGACTGCACCTCGCCGAACGTCGTCAAGAACGCCGCGCTGAGTTCCGGCGACTGCACGACAAGTGCCGCAATGCCTGCCGCCAACAGCCCTAGAGGACTCAATACGGCACCGATGATGCCACCAACCATCGTGATCGCAGCACCAAGACCAGCGAGAGCAATGCCGCCAGCAATCACCAGCGCCGTTGTCTTGGCGACATCCACAACCATCTGCTGGTTGTTCTTGACGAATACCGTGATGCTGTTGGCTAGGTCTTGGACGAACGCCAGAGCCGTTTGCAGGCTAGGCGCCAACGCTGAGCCAATCTCAATCGCAGTGTCGTTGACGGCAGACCCGGCCAGACGCATCGAGCCGCCTAGCCCTGCATCCATTGCCCTGGCGGTCTTTGCAGCAACGCCGTCAACGCTCTTGAGCCGGTCAGCAAGCTCTACAACGCCGCCAGCCGTCTGCGACAATACGTTGGCACTGGTGATGCCTAGGAGGCCAAACGCCTTTGCCATCTTCGCCGTGCGTTCGCCAACAGGCATGTCCTTCGTGACGGTGTTGATCTCGTCTAGGATCTGCACAAGCGGCTTCATCTGTCCTGCGGCGTCAACATTGGACACGCCAAACAGGTCTTGCAGTTTCTCGCCAGCACCGGCAGAGATAACCGACAGACGACGCAACGCCGTGCCAGCCTCGCTGCCTTGAATGCCGACGTTGCCGAGCACGCCAAGGATTGCTGTCGTGTCCTCGAGCGACACGCCGAGAGACTTCGCCACTGGGCCTGCGTACTTGAGCGACTCACCAAGTCCCTCAACGCTGGTGAACGTCGCATTTGCCGTCTCGGTCAGCACGTCAGCAGCCTTGGCAGCGTCCATCGCACCAAGCCCGAACTGCCGAAGCGTTGCCGACATGATGCCTGCTGACTTCGTGGCGTCTGTGCCGGTCGCCCTAGACAGGTCCAACACCGCACCCGTCATGTCGTTGATCTCGGTCGGATTGAAGCCAGCCCGTCCAAGTTCAGTCATCAGATTGGCTACTTCCGTCGCAGTGAACGACGTCGTAGCGCCGAGCTGCCGAGCACTTTCGGTGAGCATCGACATCGCCGCAGCGCCGTCAGGACCGAGATTGCCTGTGACCGCAGCAGTCGCACGGATGGCGTCATCAAACGACGCGAACTGCTTGATAGCCATTCCAAGCGGGGCGCCGACAGCGGCACCCATTGCCGCCATCTTCACCCCAACCCCAGAAACGGAACGCCCGACGTTCTCAACGCTGCGGCTGATGCCGTCAAACGTCTTGAACATTGACGACAAGCCAGCACCGACACCGAAAGACCCGAGCTTCGCAATTCGCTTGTCAACAGCCCCAGCCGTCGCAAAGAAAGCCTTTGCGTCAGCGCCGATTTCGACAAACACACCGCCCATCCGAATGCTGCCGGCTTTTGCCATCATCTTCTCCGGTAGCTAGGCGTGTTTGTTCCAGTTAGGCCCAAATAGCCTCTGCAAGTCTTCTGGCGTTGCTTGCCTCGGCTTTGGCTTTTTGGCGTATGGATGAAACTTGATTGGGTCTGCTGGCGGCTTTGAACTTGCCTTGTTGATGTTGTAGTTCTGCGACAGCAGACTAGCCGTATGCCACCAAGCGGCTTCTAGGCGGGCATTGCGAGCGGCAACGAGTTGTCTGAATGTCCACTCTCCTGGGTGGACTCCGATGATTCCAGCGGCTTCCCAGATTGCATTCCAGACTGCATCGGGATCACTTGCTCTAGAGCCTTTTTCATTTGCGCCGTCGCCTGCGCGAACACTGTTTCCATGTTGTTCTGATGAGCCTCTGCGGTCAGGCTCGCCAGCGGACGGCGGCGCGGGGGGAAAAAATCAACGAGCTCTTCTTCAAGTGCCTTCCCAGCCACGTCCCACACTTCACCGCGTATGCCATCCAAAAACTCGTCCTTGCTGAGTTTTTTCTCCACAACTTGATTGCAGAGCACTTGATAGAGCACTTCAGCCAGCACGGTCAGCTGCGTACGAAGAATGTGAATCGTGGTGTGGAACTCAGCAACGTTGTCGATTTTGAATGGCTGCGGAGTTCCATCAATCTCAACCTTCACGTTATCCCGAACGCGATTCACCGCTGACGTCGTCAGCGCAAGCCTCCACGGTCGCCCTTCATCATCCTTGAACTCACGCATCTGCTAAGTCCTCACAAGCCTCGGGTCAGTCATCTTGCCTTCAAGCGTGAACGTCGCCACGCCATCAATCGGGTCGGTCTCACTGATGCCGGTCAGCACGGCGAGGAACGAGAACCCAGCGGCACCGCCAACAACCGTGAAAGTCCCGCCTGAGTGCATCTTCTGAAACGCCGTGCCAAGTCCGGCGGCGTCGTTGAGTTCGACGCTCACCGTGCATTCGTAGCCCGTGCTGTATGTCGCTGCGTAGCGACTGCCGTAAGGATTGACCTCGATGGTGCGTGCCGACTCGGTCAGCGTCACGTTGCGAGCGCTGGCGATTGTTCCACCATCAAGTCTGATGGTGCAGTCCTTCCCCAGCGTGATCGCCATCAGAACTCCTTGAGCGTCACGCTATAGGTCACCGCTCCGTCAACGCTGATGTTCTCTGAAATGCTCATGACCGAATACGCGTTGGCTGCTCCAGCAGCGTTAAGAGACGCGAGCAGACCGTCAGGATCGTGGCACTCAATCTCCCACGTTTTGGTAACGAAGCCGGCCCTGGCAGCCTTGCGGCCAGGAGCACCAGCAGCAGCAGCGCCGTTGTTGCTGCGATTTGTGATGTCTACCGTCTCGCATTCCTGCGTGAACGTCGCCGAGATGACGCCTTCGATCGTGTTGCCCGATGTTGGTGACGGAATGCCGCTGCCGTCCTTGCCAAGAGTGATAGCCATGTTTGTTTGTTTCTATTTGTGGTGAGTGGTTAGGCGGTGCGCGAGCCTGACACGGTGTAGGTTACGACGCCATCGAGCGGCTGGCTCTCGCTGATGTTGGTGCAGACGTAAGACGCATTGCCGGTCGTCGTGCCAGTGATAGTGAACGTGGCACCGATGGTGACGCCCGGAGCGTCAACGCACTCAAGCTCAATCGTCTGCTCAATGAGAGCCTTACGAAACTTGCGCGACGTGTCGCCAAATATCGTCACGTCTACTTCCGACGCAGAGTTGGTGACGGTGCATGACCGAGCGTTTGAAACGCCCCCGATGGTCACGTCTTTGCCAAGCGTGATTTCAACTGCGCCTACGGCCATGTGGTGTCCTCATGTGTGCGAGTGCCAGCGGTGCGGCTGGTTCGCTCACGGTATGGGCAGAAGGGCAGAATCTAGACCGGGTATGCCGTTACCGACCGACGCTTCCGCCTGAAAACGTGCTCTTACTGATGGCGTTTTGAAAGCACGGGCGAATCTTGCTCAAGGACGCTTGTAGGCCGATTTCCATGTAGCCTCGGCCACGAAGAGTACGAGAACCGATGTAGATGGCATTGGCCCCATACTTGCGGTTCACGATTGGACCGACGTAAGCCCCTAGAAGTCTCTTTGAGAACCGACCACGCGAGTCACGCCCCTGCTTGCCGCTTGCTAGGAACTTCTTCGGTATAGAGTGACCTCGGTAGTATTTGTGCTGGAGCGAAGCCGCCACCCAGTAGTGCTCAACGCCACCGAACTCGTGCAGCTGGTTGAGCCAAGGCGACTTACTTGGGCCGATGACAACTGACTTGCTGCCTTGGTCCCAATCGCTTTCGATGTCGTTCCGCAGCCATGCGCGTGGCGACCAAGTAGACACCTTGTCAGGACGAGCCACCTCAAATATTGCACCCACAACTGGCAGCCCGTCCTTAGTGCCGTACTGCCGAAACACTGGCGTTTTTCTTGGCGTGCGACCTGTCTTTGTCGAGCCGCCGACCATGCCTCTCTGTGTGCTTCGCCGTACTTGCAGCCCAGCTTTCTGCAACGCTTGGGCCGCAGCCTCGCCGATGAGCTGCTTTAAGCCGTTCTTGTTCCAGTTGAACTTCGTCCCGCCACGACGATTGGTGCCAACAAAAGCCATAGCAGCCTCCTAGACAGTCGGCAGCACGTTGCTCTCAAACACCCTGTAAGTAGCCGTGATCACCGCACGCCAGACGTTCCGCTCTGTCAACGCATCGTCAGGATTCAAGTCGATGCTGACCGTCTGCGGGCTTGTGACGCCAGGCGGCCACGTCACAGCCTGCCCGAAGGAATGAGCACGCACGTAGAGCATGACGCTGTCTGCGAGATCAAGCATGCCGTCAACTTCAGCGTCAGTCGTGACGTGCCGACCGACGAAGACCGTCACGGTGTAGTCCACTTGCATCACTGAGCGACTTATGCGAGATACGTCAGCGTTGCCGGGAACGACGAACACTCGAGGCACGCTCATGGCGTCTACGTCAATGTTCGCCCAGTTGCGACGCTCCACGGTGGTGGACGTGATGTCCCACGCCACGGACTGTAGGCCGTCCGCGAGACTGTCGGCGATAGTGCGGAGAACGCTGCTCACTGTGCCCCCTCCTCTAGTTGCTCGATCTCACGCCGCCGCTCAACCGCCTGCCTGACCACAGCGTGTGCCTCTGCCATTGCTCGCGGCAACACGCTTGCCGCACGCCACAGACAGTAGCTCGCGATGGTGCTGCACAGCAGGAACTCGATGAGGTGTTTCATGGCGACCTCCACACGAGGTAGCAGAGGCAGAGCGTTTGCATGACTGCGCAGAGCAGAAAGATGGCGGTTTCGTCAGCGAGTGTGTTCACAGATTCCTCGCATCAAACGTACCTAATCACTACGAGGCCCGAGCCACCAGTTCCGCGACCCGTATTATCTGCTCTCGCGCCCGATCCGCCGTTTCCTGTGTTGGCAGCACCATTTGCGGTCGTAGAGCTAGGAACAGAACCGCCGCGCCCGCCTGCGCCATAGGTGACGCCGAACACTGTTCTGCCACTTCCCCCGAGGCCGCCGTTTGAAGGGCTTGCGTTTTGACCAGCACCTCCTGCACCTCCACCACCGCCGCCAGCTTCGTTGTAGTCGTTTGCGCCAGCAGCGGGAGAGCCGCCAGAGTTTCTGGTCGATGCAGAAGAACTTGTTGGAAATCCAGAACTGCCACCTGCGCCGCCGCCGCCGCCGTCACCCGCGTTCCCAATTAAACCGCCAGATGCTGAAAATGTAGAGATAGAGCTAATGCCGCCGTTGTTTCCAAATGCAGCTAATGCCGCAACCGTAACTGGGTAAGTTCCAGCAGCCAGCGACACACCAGAAGCGAGCAACACGCCGCCGCCGCCGCCGCCGCCACCACCGAAGTACGTCCCGCCGCCACCGCTCGCACCTCCGCCAACGACTAACACGTCACACGTCAACGATGCGCCGGAGATAACCAGATCGCTGCTGCTGGTAAATGTCCTGTACGTGTAGCCGTCACCGGGAGTCGTCACGGTTCCGCCCGTAACAGTAGCACCAGCCGCTGGAGTTGCTGTTGCCGTGCCGCTATACGCTCCAGTGCCCGCAGCACTCACCGCAGCCACTCGCACGGTATACGCGGTGCCGTTGGTCAGCCCCGTCAGCGTGTAGCTAGTGCCCGTGCTGCCCGTGGAAACAGTCTGAGCAGAGCCGCCTGACGGCGTGTATTCGACCGTGTAGCCAGTGATGGCAGAGGTGCCGGTTGCAGCGGGTGCAGTCCACGCGAGAGCGATCTGAGCGTTGCCTGCCGTTGGCGTGAGACCAGTAGGTGCGTCAGGCGCAAAGCCGTTCGCGGTGAAATAGAGAACAACCGCACCGGGGCCACCGTCATCGCCTTGTTGATTACCCCACCACGCGCCACCGCCACCGATCCCGGCAAGCGACTGAGCCTGCTCGGAAGCACCAGACCCAAAAGCAGCAGTCGCACCGCACGATTCGACGACGTTTCCGCCTGCCAGCGTCACGGCAGCGAAAAGTCCGTACACGTCAGTAGCAGGGTATCGACCACATTCGGCAAGCGTGCCGTTGCCGCCGACTGCGCCGCCAGTGTTGCGGCCGTTGACGTAAGCACCTTGCCCGCCATTCGCACCGCCGTCGCCGCCTGAGAATGTCGCTGCCGCGTCAGGCCCGTTCGGGCCGCCACCACCTTCGGCAGTGATTGTCGTGCCGCCGAATGTCACGGTGGTGCTGCCGCTGCGTGAGTACGAGCCGGAATAGACCGACCGTTGACCGATTGAATACGCGACCGACTGCCCGCCTGACACACTCCACGTCTTGTACGCGACGGCTCCTGCGTGACCTCTTGCGCCGCCGTCCTGCCCACCGGGGCCGACAGCCCAGACTCTCATGCCCGTGGCACCTGAAGGCACGGTATAGCTCGTTCCGCTTGTCAGCAATACTGCCAATGACGAGAACGCAGCGGGGGTCACGGAACTGCTCGCGGCCGTGTAGGCTCCAGTGCCAACGCCGTTCACCGCCGCCACGCGGAACACATACGCAGTGCCGTTGGTCAGCCCCGTGACGGTCGCGGTCGTCGCGGTCGAAGCGGCTCGCGAGAATGTCGTCCATGTCGATCCAGAGTTGCTGCTGAACTGAACCGTGTAGTCCGTGATCGGTGCCTGCGCGATCACGCCTGTCGGCGCAGTCCAAGAGAGAGCGGCCTGCGAGACGCCGCCGGTTGCAGTGAGGCCGGTAGGGGCGGCTGGCAAGAACAAATCCCATCGGGAGTCGGTGCTGCCGCCGCCGCCGCCGCCGCCAAGCGTGATCGTCACCAGCTGGTCGCTGTTGTTGCGTGTGTACAGCTTTGAGTCCGTCCAGTTGATCGCGATTTCGTTGCGCTCAATGTCGGGCGTGCCGCCAGACACGACCGGCACTGCGTTGGCGGTGTAGCTGCGTTTTGGCTTGATCTTTTGTGGCATGGGTTACCCCGTCACTGTGAGAGTTGCGGATTGGCTGAATACGGTTGTCGCACCAGTGGCCGACGCTGCCGCACGGTAGCGGGTGCCGCTGTTCGCCGTTGTCAGTCCAGTGAGCGACAGCGTCGATGACGTGGCGTTCGCGACGTTCGCCCAGGTCGTGCCAGCGTCAACGCTTGACTGCCACTGGTATGCGACGGCACTGCCGCCAGTCGCCGTCGCGGATACGGTTAGGTTGGCAGAGGCTTGGGATGAGCTCGGCCTAACAGTGGCGTATGCGCCGACACCAACTGCGAACCCTTCGGGATCGCCGGCTATGCCGTACCACGCAGCAGAGGTAGGCATCGTGCCAAGCGTCCACGACGTGCCATTTCGGGAATAGCAGGCGTCAGTGCTTGCACCGCCCGTAAACGCCCAAAAGAAACCTGCGGCGTAACTAATGCGGGAGCAGGCCACAGGCATTGTGGACGTCGTCCATGTAGTGCCGTCAGTGGTGTACGCGGCAGTCGTCGAACCATCGACGCCAACGGCAACCGTACCGCTGCTCGCAATATCCCGAAAAAGATCAAACCCAGAGGGGTCGCTGTTGGTTGGATTCGTTTCAGATGTGCCGTATCGCGTCCTCTGCCATGTCACACCGTCCGTCGATGTCCACACGTACTTGAACCATACTGGCACTCCTGATGAACGAGAATTCGACGTGCCTGGAACAATAAACGTCCCATTTACAACAACGCATGGCTTTAGGCAGGCCGTCACTACGTCGTTATCATACTGCAAGACGGAAGACGACCAATTCGTGCCATCAACCGACCTGTAAGCCTCTAGGCTCGCACGCTGAGACGCCCCTGGGTAAAGCAGCGCACGACCGACAACAACGAACCTCTGCCCGTTATGGGCAACTGCATACGCACCTCGCGGAGTCCCGCTTGCCATTGAGAAGTCAAAGTCTGTTGCGCCAGACAGCGCAGGAACCTTGCTCCACGAACCGTTGGCCGGCGAGTCGCTATAGGCAACCTTGTACGACGCGACAAGCGTTCTGGTGCCGTTGCTTGCCGATGTCAGCGGTCGCTCGTCAACGCTGATGTTCTGAAATGAGTTTGATTGGTACGTGTCGCCATACAGACGAGTCCATGTAGCACCATTATCAGCAGACACGACGGCGTTGACCGTGCCCGTGAACACTCCAGAGATCGTCGCAAAGTTTGAAGACAAAGAGAGTATGCCGCCAGAAATGGCTACAGGTGCTTGCGTTGGTGCGTTCGCAGAGACGGTCGCTGCCGAGATGTTTAGGCTTTGGGTAACGCTTGTATTCACGCTCTGCGGCTGCGTCCCAAACGTGATGCCGTTGACAATCTCGCCGATGTAGTCGCCACCGTCGATCACGGAGTTGCCGTCCAGACCCGCCTTGCTGTCAATGGTCAGAGTCGAGCCGTTTGAGGTCAGCGTTACGTTGGACGAGCCAGCTGCCAACGTCAGCGAGCCGGTGAGATTGTTGAGTGCCGTGACGTAGTTGTGGGCGTGGTTGATTCCCGAGTAGCCCGCCGACAGCCCGCTGACGAGCGTCGTGTTGGTCGGGAAGTTGCTCGGCAGGCCAGAGAGGTTGCCATAGGCAATCACCGGCAGGTTGTGAATGTGGTCCGCCCTGGCTGCCAAGTTGCTGCTGCCAGCCGACGCCGTTCCGAGATTCGCAGGCGTGCCGTCCGACAGCGTCATCGACGTGCCGTTTGCCCCGTTACTGCCGCTGGTGCCGGGATCGCCACGAGGAATCGTCAGATCCAGCGTCACGTTTGCGCCGCTGTTCGTCGCCGTGGCAGTCACCGACGCGGACGAGCCAGCGGCACCCGTCGTGACATTGCCAATGGCGAAGCTAGGCGTGACGCCGTTGGCACCTCGAGGAATGCCAAACGCCAGTGTCAGATTGCTGCCGCTCAAGTTGCCCGTGACCGTGGCATTGCTGCCACTTGCCAGCGTCGTCGTGTTCGCAACGCTGACCAGCGTGGCAGGCCCAGCCGGGATGCCGATGTCGAGGCTCGCAGCGTAGGCCGTGCCAACGTTTTTTGCGTAAGCCGACGAGCCAGCCGCCAGAGTCGTTGTGGAGTTGATGGTCAGCGTGCCGCTGACGACCGTGGCATTGCCGGGCGAAATCGTGCCGATTGCTACGTTGACGGCACCGCCATTGCCGACAGTGGCACTGACCGTCGATGCGTTGGATACGGCGACGTTCGTCGCGCCAGCGTTCGTGACTGTGACGTTGATGACGCTCATGGTGCCTTCGGGATAAAGTCACCGCTGACGACCGTGCGAGTCACGCCGCCTGG